AGTTAATGATGTTGTAATTCCATTAGTAGTATATGATACTGATGCATTATTAATAATAAATAAGCCTTGAGGTAATCATATCTTATCATATTCTTCATATTTATCAAAAGTATTTTCAAAGCCTATTTCTAAGTACATTTTTTTATTTATAGAAAATAAATTATTAATATTACTAATATCACTATACTCTTTCTCTGGAATGTACATACTTAAATTTGCAGTTCTTCTAACTGAAGATTTGCCATCTATATTAATAGATCCACTTGTTGCAAGCGCTTGAACCTCTTGTATAGGATCTTCATTTCAATTTAAAAACGTAATTTTTAAATATTGTTTTTTAACAAGAGCCTGATTAATAGTTTCTAAAAACTCAGTATCATTTAAATAAGGATATGTTATTTTCATGCAGCAGGCCCCCTATACGGACATTTCATTGCGGTTTAAAGAATCTTGAATGCTGGTTTCCGCAACTGAATTAATATAAGGTTGAAAATTCAACACATCATATTTATTCATATTATCTATTGAATAATTTGTTATTTCAGTTGCAGTTGCAGAGAAACTTCATACCATTCTACCTAATTGTTGGTTAGGAGTTAAAGATACATCAGTTAATTTAACTAAATAATTACCTTCTGCAGGCCCTCTAAATAATTTTACATTTCCATCAGTTAAGAAATCATATACCTTTTGACGATACAATTTCTCATAATTATAATCAGCATAACTAGACACATTATGATTATTATTATAAGCATTGTAATCAGTTAATGAATTTTGATAAATCTCTGATTTAGAAGTAAATAAATTATTTTCATCTTGATTATATGTAATCAATCCCGTAATAGGAAATTGATAATAATTAACATCACCATTTCTTCTAACAAAAGGAAATTGTGAACCTAGAGTATTAGTAACAGATTCTGTTAATACTTTCTTTAATGAACTAACTGTACTATCAAATTTCAATGTAAGTTGTTTATTCTTTGAATTGATATAAGCATATTGTGAACTTACTAATGTTTTACTAGTAGATAGACCAGTACCTAAGAAGCCTTGACTATCTATGATTTGAATACTATATTTATAGAATATTCCATTTTCAATAGTCTTATCAGAGTAAGAAATCGCTCCATCTGAAGTTTTATATCCTGTTATTTTATAAATATCATATTCAAAAGCAAAATCATCTTTACTAGAACTTCTTTTAATTAATAGATTAATTAAAGTCCCACTTGAAGAAGACGGTGTATATACTATATTAATACATCCATTCTCATCATCTGCGGTTGCCGCAAATGTTCCAGTTAATTCAGATGGTGTTACTTCAGCGATAACGAAATCAAATTCAACGTCTTCATTATATTGACTAATTGTAGTATAATTAACTATAAAATAATAATCATCACCTTGAGCTAATCTTGATTTAAATGTATATTCGATAGTATTGTTATTTGGATAAATATCTCCGCTACTTTCAATACAATTATCATTTTCATCATATAAATCTATGTGATAACTTTTAATATATTCTGTTTCATCACTTTCCGCATATTGTATATTACCAATAAAAGTAACAACGGCTGATTGTGATCAAGTAATTTCAGTTTCTGGTTCCCATTGTGTTTTTACTCAAGAGCCAGATACATTTTCATTATAATAAGCCATAATTGTTGGTTGACTAATACCATAAATTAAACATGCTCTCGACCATTCTGAAAAATAATCTAAATTTTCAGTTAATCAAGTTGCAATAGCTTGCTTTCCTTCTACAAAAGTTGGTAATGCAGAAGCATCAGTACTTGTAAATCTAATTTGTACTTTATAATTAGTATCATTTATAAAACCATCTTGAATATCACTATTAGCTATTGTAATATAATAACCATTACTATCTTCATAAATTGTTTTAATAGCAATTTCACAAGGATATAATGTTGAATCTAATACTGATAAATTATTATATTGATTAGAAATAGTAACTTGAGCATTAGCAATTTCAGAAATATTATTATATTCTGATAAGCTAAAATATATTTTACAACTTGTATTATTACCATTAATAACAAAAGCTGGCATATATGTATCTAACACTGGTGGATATAAATTTGTTGTTGCTACTGCCATAATATCTCTCCTTTATCTCTATTTATATTTAATTCTTTTTAACACTCGCTGCGCTTGATACACGCGGAAGTGCGCGGATATCATTCATCAAATCACTAACAAAACTATTTCCATTTTCTTCTTTATAGTGATCATATCTTTTTTCAATACAATCTAAACTAAAATCATCTATATGACCTAGTTGATAACAAAAATAATGATGTTGTTGTGTAATCCATGCCTTAATATCATCTTTATCAGATTCAATTAAAATATGTACTAGTTTATAAATTTCAGTTAATTTAGTTTCACATTCTTGTTGTTGACATGCTAGTTGTTCAATTTCTTCTCTTGCTTGTTTCATAGTTTGATCATTATTAATTTCTTTTTTAACTGGTCCTTGAGTTCTTTGTTTAAATCAATCTAAAAAAGAAACAATCTCCTTAATCCCCAATGCTGTTAAAACCAAAACCGCAATTATATCAACGAAAGCGAAACGTTCAAATAATTCTAATATCGCCATATATAACGCTCCCTCTTCCTATTTTTCTATTTTTCTATTATATTTTAAAAATAAAAAGAGAGCATTGTTAATAATTGCCCATAAAAAAAGAAGGTACTTTTTAATAGTACCTTATTTTAAATAATTACCAGAAGTCCAACGTTCTTCTTCTCTAGAAACTTTAGCCCAACCATTCTTAGTTTTATAAACTTGAACAGTATCACCATTATATAATTTACCAACTACTTTTCCACTTGTACTTGGTTTATTTCTTACATTTAATGGTGGATTAGCTACACCAGTAACTGTTTTAACAGCTGGTTTTTTATTTGCTAAATAAGAAGACCATACCCATCTGTTTTCTCCGATTTTACTATAATGTCCGTCAGTATCAAAAACAACAACTCTAGTTCCTGCTTTTAATAATTCTCCAGTAGCTCTACCACGAGGCGCCGCATATACTACTAGACCTTCATCATCAACATTATAAACATATCTAATAACTTCATCAGCATGATATTTAATTTGATTACCATATTGTTTTTTGGCTTTATCATTAACAACTTGTCCTTTATAAACTTCTAAATAATCAAAAGGATTAACCCATTGATCTGCTGAAGTATAAGTAATTTTTGAACCTTTACATAATCCAAAATGTAAATGTTCTCCTGTTACTTTTCCTGTTGCGCCCATACGCGCAATTTGTTGTCCCATAGTAACTTTTTGTCCTACTTTAACACAAACATCTTGTAAATGTCCATATTCAGAAACAAAACCATTATCATGTTTAATATGAACAACATTTCCGCCTGTAGTTTGATATTTTGCATAAATAACATAACCATCATCTACAGAATAAATAGGTTGATGATGATGAATAACACTATACCAACCAAAATCAATACCTTTATGACCATTACCATAGCCTTGAGGTATTGAAATATAATCAACTGGATATCTCATTATTCTCCATCCTCCATTTCGTTATTTTCATCTAGTTCATGGTCATATTCTAATTCAACTTCTGATGTATTAATAGTTAAATTATCATATAGTCCACCAGCACCATAACTCGCAATAACGCAAGTTAAAATTGCTTTAACTAGTTCTGGTTCTAAGTCTAATAGCCAACAAATAACACCACTAATAAGACCAATAATTAAGTTTTGAACTGGAATATATTTTTTATTAACCCAACCAAACTTTTTAGTTACTTGACCTGCTAACAATGTTACAAAAGCTATTATACTTGTAATCGTTAAATCCATATAAATTCCTCCTTTTTTATTTTATTTATATTAAGCGGTACGTTCTCACATATACACCGCTAAATATGGTGGCATATTTTCGTGAGGACCTCCACCTCCAGCCTCACCTGTAGAAACACCAGAATATTGGTCAAACAATACTCTCGCACTATCACTTCCATAAGAAAATGGCATGGCTTCGGTACCAGATATTCCTGTTTTATGAGAGTGGGCTGGTATTTCATCAATAGTTAATGTTACTGTTGCTTTTCCGCCAGTATGTCCTGCAGCTTGAGAAGCACCACTAGATCCATTTGGTGTGGCAGCCAATAAAAATGAACCCTGCACTCTTTTTCAAGTACCAAAAAAATCAGCAATAGGACATCCCATTTTACCTGTTGTTGAAGCGGTACTATTATTCTGTTGAGTACTAATATAAATAGCTCCAACTGGATACAATGCATTCATTAATAAAGTTATTTTATTTTCTATTGCATTAAGATTATCTTGACTAATTGCAGGTGGAGTATTATTTATTCATGTTGTCATTTATATCTCTCCTTTTATATTTTTATAAATTAACCAGTTCTTTTTCACATATATACTGATAAATATGGTGGCATATTATTAAGATTGCTAAAATGTGGATATGGACATTCATCATTAGTTGTACCACTTGGTCTCGCTAACCCAACGACCATTCTATCTTGGTAACCATCACTTGGACTTTTTAAACCATATTGAGTACTAGTATAATGTAATTTATCGCTAAAATCATTAGTAGCACTACCACCTGTATTACCAGCAGCCTGCGAGGCGCCTGAGCTACCATTGTCTGTTGCGGCTAATAAAAATTTACCTGTTATTCTTTGCCATGTACCACCTATATCTGCTATAGGACAACCAGCCTTACCAGATACACTAGCTGTTGAAGAATTAATTGTAGTACTTGTATATATTGATCCAACAGGATAAAACATATCTAATAAGGTACTTTTTAAATTAGTATCTGTTACTGATGTTAGTGCTGTAAGTTGATTTTCAATTTTAGTTAAATTAGAAGCATTAATAGCTGGTGTACTATTATTTGCTCAATTTGTTTTTGTATAACTCATATCCTTTTTCCTCCTTATTCAAATTTTGTATATCCAAAAATTACTAATGTAGCTTTGCAAGCTCCACTTTGTTTAAAAGTGTCCTCTAAAGTAGTTACTAAAGGATTGCCAGTTTCAATTTTTAAAATATTAAATACATTATCATTACTAGAAGTTGTTATATAGTCTTTTATATCTATTGATTGCTGTTGTGTAAAATCAGTGTCAGATCCAGTAAAACCATTTACGCCAAAAGCAGATGGTATTTCTGTATAAGTAACATTTTTAAAATCAACGGTATTACCCATAAAACAATAAAATTTTCCACTAATATTATTTGCATCAGCTTTATATAATTTTAAATTTCTTGAATATCCATTATATATATCAGGTGTCATACCACCACCAACTCATGCCTTATATTCAGTTGGCATATGATATAATGTAATATAAGCACTTTTAACTATAAAACCCCTTGGCATAGTAAACTCAAAAGCTAAACAATCTTTTACATATTCGTCTCCTTGTGCGCCACCAATTTGTGAATATCCCATTGGTAACATCATTGTTCCGCCTAGAAATGATTTAGATTTAATATTTGACTCAATAGTAATAGATGTCATTAAACCATTTCCACCTAATATACTACTTCCATCAGATAATTGAATATCGCCACTAAATTTACCATTATGACATTCCATATTACCTTCTTCATCAACTTTAAAATTGCCATTAATTGTTGTATAACCTTCAAGTTGAATATTATTAGCTTTTATTTTAATATTACCTGGAGTCATATTAATTTGTGATACTAAATCTACATTAGAAGTAAAATTACTAGTATATTGATTATCTATTAAATAAGTAGCTTCGTATTTAAAACTATCAGAAGCTCCATTTGTATAATTAGCATTTAATAATTTTAAACTAATTCCAGATTTAACAGGTAAATAAATTATTGCATCACTTACTTGAATAGTTTCTCCTCCAATAGTAATGGTTGAATTAACTGGAATAAGTTTATTACGCTCTTCAATATCACCATTAATACGTTCAATTCAGCATTTACCATCTTCATAAATAAATTTATCATAATGTGTTGAATCAGTATAATTTAATTTATCTATATCTAAATAATATTGATATTTATTATTATAATCTCCAGAGCATTGAACTGTTAAAATAGTTTGTTCTTTAGGATATAATGTTGTAG